TGTTTTGTTGATTGTTGGTACTAGGTTTTCTGCTACAGATTTGTATAGGGAGATTCGTAACCCTAAGCATTGGTCTAATGGTAAATCTCCTTTCACTTATTTTTCTATGCCAGCAGTTTTGGAAACCTCGGAGGACCCAAAGGATTGGGTTACTTTGTGGGCTAAGACTGATTTGAAGTCAGGTACTAAAAAAGAACCTGACGCTGATGGTTTATATACTAAGTGGGATGGTCCAGCCCTGTATCGTCGTCGCGGTGAAGTGACTCCTAGTACTTGGTCTTTGGTTTATCAGCAACAAGATATTCAAGAAGATTCTATTTTTAAACCTTCTTGTGTGCAGGCTTCAACTAATGGTATGAGACGCACAGGTCCTGTTAATAATAAATTACCTGGTCATCCTAAAGATGGGGACTTTTACCTGATTATGGGTATTGACCCTGCTATGACTGGTAAGACTGCTGCTGTGATGTTGGCTTATGACCGCAGAACACATATGCGTTATGTGTTGGATGTTTATAATATGGTTGACCCTAGTCCTCAAAAGGTTCGTGCTTTGATGGAAGATTGGGTTAACAAGTATCACCCGCAAGAAATGCGTGTTGAAATTAACGCACACCAGAAAGCGTATGCGTTAGATGAAGAATTAAACCAGTGGTTAACAAATAGAGGGATTCAGTTCCGTTCTCATTTTACTGGTAAAAACAAATGGGATGTTGATTTTGGTGTAGCATCTATGGCTGCCTTGTTTGGTAGTGAACGTGATGGTAAACATCAGGACGATAATTTAATTGAACTTCCTTCTTCTGAAGGAAATGAGCATGTTAAGGCTTTAGTAAATCAATTACTTACCTGGTCTCCAGGTGTAAAAAAATCACAAGCAACTGATTGTGTGATGGCTTTATGGTTTTGTGAAATTAGAGTTAAAGAGTTAATCCAACAATCTGGGTTTGCTCAATCACATACGTATAACAGATATGCAACTAAGGCTGGTATACGTAATAGAGGAACAGTAAATCTAGATGACCTTGCTGCAGCGCAATACGCTGAAGCATACTTATAGGAGTTTGAATGGCACTTGATGTGCAACAGATAGCAGATAAGGTTGAGGCGTTAAAACGTCGCAGCCAGGGTCGTGATGTGCGTATGGCAAATGTTTTGTCTGTACGTCGTGGCGAAATCTCAAACGTTTACCCTGACTTTTTCCCTGAAGGTATGCCTTCACCAATGATTGCTAACTTCATTGATGTTGCTGCACGCGATTTAGCAGAGGTGCTTGCGCCTTTACCTTCTATTAATTGCAGTACCGTTAACACAACTTCTGACCGTGCTAAAGCACAGGCAGAGAAACGCAGCATGATAGCGAACTACTATGTTCAATCTTCACGCTTGCAGACACAGATGTATACAGGGGCTGATTGGTTTCTTACATATGGCTTTTTGCCAATCGTTATAGAATTAGATGTTAAAGATAATCAGCCCCGCATCCGTGTCGATAACCCTCTGGGTGCTTACCCAGAGTTTGACCGTTTTGGTCGTATAACTTCTTATGCGCGTAGGTATGTTAAAACTATTGCTGAGTTAGTTGCAGAGTTTCCTGAATACGAAAATCAAATCATTGGACCTATGGGTCGTGATATGACTGATATGTATTCATTACTTGAAATGGTTCGTTATGAAGATGACGACCAAATCCTTTTATATCTTCCTGAAAGAACTAATCTTGTTTTAAAACAAACACCTAATCCTCTTGGTGAGATTATGGTGCGTGTTGCACGTCGCCCAAGTATTGACGAAGAACCACGTGGACAGTTTGATGATGTGGTATGGGTACAACTTGCTCGTGCACGTTTTTCTTTACTAGCATTAGAAGCAGCAGAGAAATCTGTTCAGGCTCCGTTGGCACTGCCTAACGATGTTCAAGAATTAGCATTTGGTCCCGACGCAGTTTTGAGAAGTCAAAATCCTCAACTAATTAGAAGAGTCGGTTTAGATTTACCAAACACAGCATTCACTGAACAAGCAGTGTTGCAACAGGAAATGCGTTTGGGCGCACGTTATCCAGAAGGTCGCACAGGCAATATTGATGCCAGCATCATTACTGGTCAAGGCGTCCAGGCGTTACTTGGTGCTTTTGATTCACAAATCAAAGCAGGACAACAAGTACTTGCACAAACATTTGAAGATGTTATTTCTCTTTGTTTACGTGCTGATGAAAAGATTTTCCCATTTGAAAAAAATGTTCGTGGTTTAAACGACGGTGCACCATACGAACTCAAATACAATCCTGCTAAAGACATTAAAGGCGATTACACTGTAGAAGTTCGTTACGGTTTGATGGCAGGACTTGACCCATCTCGTGCATTAATATTCTCACTACAAGCACTCGGTGGTGATTTAGTATCACGTGAATTTGTTATGAGTGAACTACCATGGTCAGTTAATGTTTCCAAAGAACAAGAACGTATTGATATACAAAAGATGCGCGATAATTTAAATCGTGCAGTTAACGCTGCTGCTGGTGCAATCCCTGAAATGATTGCAACAGGACAAGATGTTTCATCTCTCTTAGGAAAATTTGCTGACATTATTGAAAAACGTCGTGATGGTATAGCAATTGAAAATGCCGTTAAAGAAGCATTCAAACCCGAAGAGTTAGAACAACCTACTCCAGCAGAGGCTACCCTTCCTTCACAGCAGGTTGCAGCACAACCGTCCCCTCCTAGTGCTCCCGCTGGTAGTCCTGCTGGAGCCCCTATGGATATTGCTGCACTGATGGCACAAATGGCAGGTCAATAAATGGCTGAACAAGTATCAGGTGTAGGCAGAAATTCTAGAAGAACAGATTTAAATCCTTCCCAACAACCAGTTAGATATATGTCTGGTGGCACATACGGTGAAGGTCAAGAACTTATGGGTCTTCAACAAGGCGCATCAATGATGGGTCAAGCACCTCAAGCACCTCAACCATCAATGGGTGCTATGCAAGCACTTGCTTCAGCAAGACCTGTTACTCCTTTAACAGCAGTAACTCAAAGACCTAATGAACCATTAACTGCAGGTGTTGATTTTGGCGCAGGTCCAGGAAGTGATATTTTAAACTTGCCTCGCCCACAACAAAGAACATTAAAATCTGTTGTTGAGGAATTAATACCTTTTGACGAAACAGGCGAAATATCTGCAATCTATAATTTCTTACTTGACAGAGGTAATTAGTGGCAACTTCATGGAACGAATTAGTACCTGTTACTAATCCTGAACTTGCTGTTGCTGGATACAAAGCAGGTTTACAAAACACTGACTTAAAACAAATTAGAACTTGGGATAAGTTATACACAAAACATCGTGAACTACTTGACATCAAAGATGACAAAGTAGCATTTGATACTTACAACAAACTTGACCCTGTTATTCAACAGATGCTTACAGATAATTTTCAAGCAAATTATATGTCTCGTCCAAAAGATTGGACTGCTGGGGACCTTATTGCTGATGCTTTAAAGTTAGTACAAAGCCCATTCAAGGCAGGATTCAAAGCATTAGAAACCTACAGCCGTGCAATTTCTTTACCTTATCTTGCTGTTAAAGCAAGAGGACAAGGTGATGACACTTCTAATCTTTGGAAAATTTGGCGTGACGATTGGGACGGCACCAAAATATTTGACAAAGGTGCAACAACTGTTTTAGATGAATCGTATGGTCAAGGCATTAGTGTTTTAGCCAAAGGCATTGTTTCAGGTATGACACCTGGTGAAATAATTGAAGACCATGGTGGGATAGACCCTGAGTTAGAATTTGCTTTAAACTTTATGTCAGAAAATCCTACACAGTTTCAAGATATTATTTCAGACTATAAAAGAACACAAGCATCTGTTGGTCGTGATATTGCACGTAGTATATATGGTGCGCCAACACCAGGTATGCAAACCAATGCTGAAAAATCATTTGACCGAGTATCAGGTATTTTTGATGCAACCTACCAAATACTTGCTGACCCATTAACATATGCCACTCTAGGCTTTGGTCCTGCATTAAAAGCAGGTGCTAAGTTAGCAAAGATTTATGACGAAACAGGTGGCGGTGCTTTAGGTGTTAAAGCAGTATTTGAAAATAAAAGACTTGGTAAACAAGTTGTAAGATACTGGAACAATATTGGTCCACTATTAGATGACCTTGGTCGTGCAACATCTAACGCTGAAAAAGCAAACATTCGTGACGAGATTGCCTTAAAGTTTCCAGAGTATAATAATCCAGCAATCCTTGATGAGTTAGTTAAAGGCGGAGTTAAAGACGCTGAAACTGCTAAAAGTTTCTTTTCAAGTTATGAGCATGCTAGTAAATTAATTAATGGTAGAACTGATTCAATGCAGTACTATCGCAGTAACCAGATAGCAACTGCTAACCGTATATCTATTGTTAATCGCACAGCACGTTCAATGGTTAACTCAATCTTTAATACACCAGCATCTGCTGCAAAAACCGATATTGCTTTAAGTGAAATATCTAAAGGCTATATTCAAACTGGTGAAGATATAACCCAAGCAGCACAAGTGTTAAAAGGTTTACGTGAAAATAACCCTGCTTTCATTGAAGCAGAAAAAGCATTAAACACAATTAAGGGTAGAATCTCTAGGTTTGCCTCACGTCACCCATTAGATAAACCAATCTATGTTACTGACGATATGGTTTTAGAATCCTCAACAACCTTTAACGAATTATCTAGAATTGTTTTACCTAAGAATCTTGCTGGTGCTTTAACACAAAAGTTTATTGACTCCAATCAAGCAGAGCGTATTGCTTTATTACGTGGTGTAATGACAGATGTTTTAACAGCATCAGGTCTAGGTGCTACACCTAAAGGTGTAGGTCTTATAAATACTATTCTTGACCAAAAGTTTATTGGTTCTATTTCTAATAAGATTGAAGTTGCCTCAGATTTTGTACCAACATCAACTAATCTTGGTAAAATTAGAGTAGAAAACGGTAGAACTTTCTTAATAAAAGAAGGTCCAACTCAACCAAATGGTTACTCAAGCACCATTGGTAACCTTGATTGGCGCGGAATCAGTGACCTTGTTTCAGAAACAATTGTTAATCAAGACCCTAGATACATTTTAAGAAACCTTTCACCTATTGTTAACGGCAAATTTGCTACAGAATTTACAAATGCGTGGAGCGTATTAACCCTTTTCCCTAAACTTGGTGTAAGAGCAACAGTTGACGAACTATTTTTCTTTATTAACTATGCACCTAAAGAAGCATTGTATAACTTTTTCTCACTAAAAGGTCTTGCTGGTGCAAAGATTCGTAGTGCAGCCACAAGAAGTGGTGCTGGTATTTCATTAACTGCAGAGAAACTACAAAAAATTCCTGAGTTACTTGGCGAAACAGAAACAGTTGATATCTTTAATAAGTTCTTTGCTGACGTAAGTCTTACAAAAAATGAACAAATGCTTGGTGCTCGTAAGGAAATAGCAGAACTAGCACTAGAGCGTTTCTCAGGTATCAGTGCAAAAACATTAACACCTGACCAGAAAAAAGATTTAGTTAATTTCTTAACCTATGACCCACGATTTGGTGACGCAATTGCATCTGGCGTAGCAGGACACATGCTAGGCATTAGAAGTAAGATTAATAGTTCAGTAACTATGTCTGCTTCTAAGTTAACCGAAGCGTTTAACAATGAAGGCTACACCCAAGTTGCTGACTTTATTAAACAAGCAGAGAACCTAAGTAGTAATCAAAAACAATTCCTGCACTATTACTTCTTTCACACTAAAGGTGCACGTAACTCTTTCAAAGATGCCTTTGATTTAGACATAGAAGACCCAATTGAATACGCAATGCGTAATAATGGGTTGAAAACACCGCAAGATTTAGACAATGCTGTTGATGAAATGATGTCAGCGATGGGATTAGTTTATACTGGTCCATCAAGAACGCTACAATTCATATCAAATTCTGCATCTGACCCTGTAGTTCTTAATAGAAGCATACTTAAAGATGGCAAGTTAACACCTAAGCAAGCAAAGAAACAAAAGGCTTTAGAAAAGTATTTATATGCTGACGTTGAATCAGCATACTCAGGTGGCACATCACCATTCTCAGTATTGCGTGACCGTTTAGAAACAATGATGTTAGATTTGCGTCAAACTATTCACGGAACAGCAGACTTTGCTTCAGTTAATGACAACATTGTTAATGAGTTAAGTCAAAAAGCGGTAGAAAAAGGTGGCAGTTTTAGCCGCACTATTGCTAGTATGACGTTTGAAGAATTTAAAGCATTGACTGCAAAGAACATTATGGATGTTGAGGGTGTTTACGCACCTGTTGATTTTGTTGGGGACACAGTTGAATCATTGTGGGCTCGTGTTGGTAATCAAATGTTTGAATTTATGGACCAACAAGTTACATCAATGTATAGAACCCCAGCATTCTTTTCTTTATACTTAGCAAACATGGACCGCTTTAGAAGAAACGGTCACTACTCAGGTTACCTAAATGAACTAACTAATAACTACAAAAAACTAGGTTACAAGCAAGATACTACTGAAACCTTTGCAAAAGATATTGTAGATAGATTCTTTACTGAACAGGCAGCAAAAGATGCTGCTAATCTAGTAATGAAATATGCAGATAACCCACAGATTCGTAGTCAATTAGCATTTAGTTTAAGAAACGGTGCACGTTTTTATCGTGCAACAGAAGACTTTGTGCGTCGTGTTTACAGAATGAAAGATGTTTCATTAAGAACAGTAGTGCGTATGCGTCTTTCTGCTTTAGGTTTAGAAGCATCAGGCATAGTTCATGAGGATGCACAAGGACAAAAGTATGTTCTTTTGCCAATGGATGACATGATGTTTCAAGTAATTGATAAGCCAATTAGAACATTAACTGGTGGTCAAAGCGGATATAGTCAACCATTGTTTGGTGACTTCACTATTCGTTTAGCACAAATCAATCCATCATTTGGTCCTGATGCAGCAATGCCAACATTGTCTGGTCCTATTGCTGGAGCCAGCGTTGTTACCTTTAAGGCTATTGCTGGTAGGTTTGGTGAATCAGGTGGCATTCTTTCCGATAGAATAGATAACGTTTTACTTGGTGATATTGGTGATAACATCACATTACGTAAAGCAATTCTTCCTGTATCTATAGATAGAATTTTAAAAATTGTTGATGCTAATGAAAAAGATAAACAAGAGTTAACTGCTATTCATCAAGCAATTGCTTATGATGCAGCACATGGTAGAGGTTTACCAGCAGATGCTACACCAGAAGAACAATATGAATATATTAAAAACATTCGTATTGCTGCACATAACGTAATTGTTATGCGTAATGGTTTTGGTTTAATTCCTTTACCATTCTCAATTACATTAAAAGAATCTAAAGATGTACCTAAGTTTTTGAAAGAAGTAGGTATCACAAGTATTCGTCAAGAGTTCTTTGACATATATGAGAATGTTTTGAAAGCACCTAATCCAAGAATAGATGACCCATTTGAAGAAGCATTGGCTATTTACATTGGAAAGAATCCAGGTAAACTTGTATACACAGTATCTCGTGCTGAAAAAGATAGAGATATTGCATTCAGAAAAACTGATGAAGTTAAAGACTGGTATATAAAGAACAAAAAATTAATTGATAAGTATGGTGAAGTAGCATTCTTATCAGCACCATCTATTGGTGACTTTAGCGCATCTGCTTATGCATGGTTTGAAGCAGCAGATATGATTAAGAATAAAGATTTACAAACATACTTAAATGATATTAGAACTGCTGAAGATAAACAACTTTACTTTGACTTAGAAGAACGTGCAGGGGAAGCGTTAAATAAAACATTTGACCCTACAACACGTAAACAAATTACTGAAAGTTTAAAGAACTATCGTGATATTTTAAAGATTCAAAATCCTTTACTTCGTGCACAACTTGAATCTGGTGAGTATGGTACTGCTAAAGAAGAAGCAATGCTTAACTCTTTACAGTTTTTAATTGCTGACCCTGATGTTAAAATGGATGCAAAGACTAGAGATAAGTTAACTAAAGCAGTTGAGATTCTAAGTGCTACTTCAGCCAAGTTGCAATACGCAGGATATGAAGAAACCTTTGGTATTAAATTTAAACGTGAGGTTAGGGATTTGGCTATTACTGATTTAGAAACTTTAGGAAGATTAGATTCTTCTGTTGCTCAAGCAAACAAAGCAATATTTATTCCAATACTTAAAAACTACAGCAGAGATACTAGGTTGAAATAATGGCAAAACTTAAATGGGACGAAGAAAGACAAGCATTTAAATATCAAATACTTTCTACTAGACCAGTTCCAGGTGGAAATGTTGTTTACATTTCTATGGATGAATTACCTGCTGGTATTAAAATAGAATCACGCAATGGTCAACCTGTTAGCGTTGAAGTTGATGATGCTTATCTTAAAGTTAAACTTCCTAATCTTAAAAGACTTAAAGATTTTGAAGACACTGAAGGTGCAACAGAGTTTTTAACTGTTGAAGAATTAAATGCAAAGAAAGAACAAGCATTATCTGGAGTTGCTGATACCTCACCTTTTGGTGAAGATGAAAGCAAAGTTTTAAATAAATCTTTCCTTGCACAAAGTGCTAACTTTTCTAGAACTGCAGAAGGTGTTGGTTATATCCCACCTGATGCTCCTCCTGGAACAGCAGCATCAATGGTTTATATTAGACCAGGACAAGATGCTCGCGGTGCAATGTCTCCTGATGCTGTTGATGTTATATCAGCAGAGGCTGCTTTAGAACAAGCATTAGAGAATGCTAGAAAACAACCAGGTGGTATTTCTGCATTAAAACAAAAACTTGTTTCATCAGGATTTTATGGTGGGGAACTAACAGCCTTAGCACCTTACAGTCTTTCAGTTAAAGATATGGAAGATGATTATTTTGTTACCGCTTTAGCATCAGCACTACGCTCACAATCAATACTTAACTATGGTTATGCTAAACAAGGTAGAGCATTAATTGATTTTGATTCTTGGTTACAAGAAAGTGAAGCAGCATACTCTTCTCTTCTCAGCGATAAGACTATTAATCTTCCTAACCCTAAAGATGCTAGACAAGTATTTATTAAAAACCATCAAAAATACACTGGAACAAATCCAGATGAGAATACTATTGCAGCATTCGTAGCATCTGCTAATGCTTACGCAAATGCTAACCCAGATATAATTACACCTGTTGTTCAAACTGGTGCAAGAGTTGTTCAACCAGGATTTAATCCACAACAACTAGATGAGTTCGCTCAAGAATATATTCTTCAAACACCTCAAGCCCAAGAGTATGGAATGGAGCAAGGTGGTATTGATATGTTCAGCGGTGCAATTGATGGCTTATTAACTGAATTACAAACAAGTATAAGTCAAAACCGTAATGTTGGATTACAATAAATGGCTTACACACAAGACCAAATTGCACAGTATTTAAGGAATGCTGGTTTTCCAGAAAGTGCAATACCTACAATGCTTCGCATTGCACAGTTAGAATCTAATAATGACCCTAATGCTTTTAATCCTGATGAATCAACAGGAGATTTATCTTATGGTTTATTTCAAATCAATATGCTTGGGAAGATGGGACCTGAACGCAGGAAATGGTTTGGGATTAAATCAAATGAAGAATTGTATGACCCACAAAAAAATGCTGATGCAGCATTCAAATTGTGGAACAGTCGTGAAAGAAGTAAAGGTAAAGGACAAGGTTTTACCCACTGGTCCACCTATAATAATCAACTTGCAGGGAACCCAAATTTGAGAACACAAAATATAGAAGGCGCAGGAATGGAAGCATCAGGCGTTGTAGGAAACCCAACTGGTCAAGCATCAATAACTAATGACATTATTGCTAGAGCATTAATAGTTGACCCAGAACTTGCTGCTATTTATAAAAAGTATTTAGGTAAACAAGGACCTGAAGTAGAGGCTGCTTTACAAACAGATTTAAGAAACTCTAAGTGGTGGAAAAAAACTGGTGAGGCAGCCAGGGCTGCAATGCTTACAAGTTTAAAGAAAGACCAACCATCTTATAATGAACTTAAATCACAAAAAATTAATATTGTTAAAAGAGCCAGTACTAAACTTGGTGGTAACTTAGATGCTAATGCTGTTGATAATTTAGCAACTAAAAGTCTTTTACTTGGTTGGACAGATGAACAAATTGAAAATGCTATATTAGATTCTGTTAAGTTTAGTCCTGATTATATTAAAGGTCAAGCAGGAGAAATCTCTCAAAGAATTTATAATGGTATTAGAAACCTTGGCTTTACTGTTGATACTGCAGGACCAGAGTTTAAAAATTATGTCACAGATGTTATTAAAGGTTTTCGTAGCGAAGCAGATATCTTAGGAACTTTTAGAAATATGGCTTCACAAATGTATCCACAGTATGCTGATAGATTTAAAGCAGGTGCAAGTCTTGTTGATATTGCTCAGCCTTTAATGTATCAAGTTGCTCAATCATTGGGTGTTCAGTTTAACGATGATTTACTTAATGACCCAATTGTTCAAGATGGTTTGCAAAGAAACTTAACTGCTTTTGATGTTAAGAAAGAAGCAAGAAAAGATAAACGTTGGCAGTATGGTGAAGAGGGTTGGGAAACTATTGTTACAGCATTTAATAGTTTTGCTAATACCGCTGGTTTCCAAGGGGGTATCTTAGCATAATGGCTAAAGAAACTCGTAAAGAATATTTAGAACGTCGTGTTAGTGAAGCAAAAAATCTTGGTAGAGATGTTAATATTAAGATTCCTAGTAATCCTACTAAAGCACAATTAACAGCATTAGATGACCAAATAAATAAAGTTCTTTACCCATCTGGTGTGTATGGTGATACTACCAGTCAAGCAGATTTAAATGCTAGAGCAGCAGAAGCAGCACGTCAAGCAGCATTACAAGCCCAAGCAACTGCAGCACAGGCTGCTAGAACTGCCGAGAACCGTGCAAGTGCTTATGATTTTATTAGAAGCAGAGCAGAAGAACTAGGTATTGGTGTTGCTATTGCTGATAGGATTATTAATTTAGTTGCAGATAAAGGTTTATCTCTTCAAGCAATTGATTTAGAAATTCAAACCACACCAGAATACAAAGCACGTTTTGCTGGTATAGAAAAATATAAACAAAACTTTGCATCAGATATTGCAGCAGGTAAGAAAGCAGCACAGCCTACACCTGCAGAATATATTGCTTACGAAAAGCAAGCACAGAATGTTCTTAACAGATTTGGTTTAGCAGACCTTGCTAATCAAGAAACATATGCTGACTTAATTGGTGGGGATGTTTCTATTACTGAAGTAACTGAAAGAATTACTGATGTGTATGACAGAGTACAGAATGCTGATGATGTGTTGAAAACACAACTATCAACTTACTTTCCAACATATGGTACTTCAGATTTTGCTAGAGCATTGTTAACTGGTAAGACACCACAAGATATGGCTTCTCAATTGAAGAGACGTTTAACTACTGCTGAGATTGCTTCTGAAGCAACTAGAGCAGGTTTGATGACTAATGCTGAAAGAGCACAACAACTTGAACAGATGGGTGTAAGTAGAAATCTTGCTCGTGCAGGTTTCTCAAAGATTGCTGAACAACAACCAGTACTTGAAAAACTTGGTGGCATCTATGGGGAGCAGGTTTCTCAAGAAGAATTAGAAGCAGAACAGTTCCAAGGTTTGGCTTCGGCTAGACGTAAAAGACTTGAAGCAACGGAACGTGCGTCATTTACTGGACGTGCTGGTACATCACAAGTATCGCTAACGCAAGGTACTGCTGGAGCGATATAACAAAAGCCACACACAGACCGACCAGCCCTGTGGTGAGTTAAAAGACTGGGAGCAAGAGCCATTTATATTCCCCCAAATATGGATGTGGCTTGCGAAACTACAACGATGGGAGATATTGCGATGAGCAATGTATATCAGGACTTCGACGACGAAGAGTTAGAGTCCGAAGAAACTGGTGGCGATTTAGTTTCACAACTAAGAAAAGCCACTAAAAAGAAAGACAAACAGTTGAAAGAATTAATGGATGAATTATCTTCCATTAAGTCTTCT